GGTTATTACAAAGCCAAGCCGCTAATCACTTTGGCTGTGTTGCAGTACTTCCTTTTCCATTCGTTGCAAGCCCGACCACACCATATCTTTAAGCTCTGCATTTAACTCGGAATATCCGGGAGTACTTTCCGCCCTTGCTGCAATTGCCTGATAATTCAGCCCTACCCGTACGCCACTCATGCCGGCATAAACCCACTGGGTACATACTTTAAAAAACAGCCTGACAATGAAGTCATTGCAGGGCTGTATTTCTGGCATTTGCGGTTTTTGCGCCTGCATTTTCTGGATCACTTCTGGTGGCGCTCCCGCCGCCTTTAAGCTTTCAGCCAAGCGCTGCGGGCAGCTTGAGCCACCAGTAGCCCACCAGCGGGCTATTTCTTCGAGTTTTTTCCGGCAACGTCCCCGCTGCGAGCCTTCTGGTAGGCATCCTGGATGGCATCGCGGGCTTCTTTGCTGCGCAGTAGCTGCTTAATGGCTTCAGGGGTACAGGCCACAGGTTGGTCGCCATCAAGGAATGGGAACGGGTGTTTCGGGTGCGGCTCAAAGCCAATGAAATCCCGCTCTAACTGTTTGGCGGCAAAATCCAGTACATCGTTGGTGCTGCCTTCTTCACGCAGCCGCTCCATTTCCCGCATGTCTTCACGCGCCTTTTCGACAGGCACACACTGGAATGAGCCGACAAAATGCGCTTCGGCCATTACGGTATTACCTTTGTCATCCACGGCATTGGTTGGCACCCGAATGCACACCGGGGCTTTAAATTTTTGAGTGGCTAAGTCGGCTAATTGAATTTGAAACGACATGATTTTCTCCTGGCGAAATAAGGTTTAAATAACGAGCGTCCCTGCCCAATTGCCTTCCTTGCTTCTCTTTGCTTCGGGGTTATCCGGTTACCGGAAGACCAGCGTAAAGTCGTTATCGCGTGCGGTCGGTACCACTTCCAGCACGCAGCGTAAGTGGCTGATGCCATCCACCACCGTCGGCGTAATGCTGGCCAACTGCAGATTCGGCACGTTTAGCTCCACAATCCGACCTTCATCCACCGTGTCCTGGCCCAATTGGTAGGCCAGCGCACCATAGGTGCTTTGTTTCTGCCACCAGTTAAAATCAGCAATCAGCGGCTCTTCGAAGGTGATTTCCACCTGGGGCTTGCGGTCGGTAATTTGCACGCTTTCATCGTTCGTTACGGCCCGATAAGTCACCGTGTTCCCCAGGCGAAACGTCAGCTCGCTCATGTTCACGCTCTGCCCAAACAACTGCATTTTGGTAATGCTGACTGGGTCGGTCACCAGCACATCTTCAAAGGTGCTGAAATCCACATTCTGAAATGAGCCAACCTGAGTCGGATCCACAAAGAGACCAATCAGGTTATTAAACGTGAACTTAGGTAACGCATTCGGCCCCAAGCTCAGCTCCATATTGGAGCGGGTGCCGAGCATAGGGTGCTTGATCAGCCCCCGGAATAAGTGAGCAGTGACGCTGTCGTGATTCGTGGAAACAGGTGCATACGTAACTTTTTCACCCGCAGTCACTGTCCCTTTTAAACCCGCCATTTGCAGAAGCGGGGAAAAGGCCGGAGCGCTGCCAGCGGTACCGACGCCTGACAGGTAGCAGGTTAAATCTCCAGTTACCCGTTTATTGCGCTGAACCATGCCCTTGCTACCACCACGACCGGCGTCGTAATCCAGACTTTCCTGGTCGCCGTCCAGCAACGTCAGGTTCGCTTTCACCCGCATTGCGTTTGCGGCTGCGGTCGGCGCTGCATCCTGGCCATACACGGTTTCTACAGCCGCGACCAGGCAAGTCTCCTGTTCGTAAATTTTCTGGCCCATTATTTATCCCCTTTCGCATTGGCCCGCTGCTGGCGACGTGCCTGCAGGTAAGCATTTTTGCTGTTGTCAGTGCTGACCAACGTGGTCGCCGGTTTACCTTGCTCTGCCTGTGTAGCGGCACTGTCTTGCGCTGCTTCGGCAGGTTTCTTGACGTCTTTCATACAAAACCCCTAACGAGTTAACGTGATACTTAATACGGCGTAGTGCACCAGCACCCCGACAAACATGGCGGGTTCGTTGCGCGTCAGTTCAAAGCCGATCCGGTCACCATCCACGCTGGTCCAGCTCCCTACCCGGTGCTGGTTGGCAAACTCGACCATCAGTACATCAATGGCGTTATCAAACTGCAGCTGGCTTTGCTGTTCGTCGTTCCAGCCACGAATCAGCACCAGGTCAAATTGCTGCCTATCGCCGTTGCCCATACTGCCGCCGGGGCGGATACGTGCTGTGGCTCGGCGTAAAAACCCACCAGCTAGTCCGCCTTCACTGCCAAACGCTTCCTTTAGCGCCTTTTCTGATTTCAAATAGCGCTCATGCGAATGCAGTTGCCCCAAAACCGCCAGGCTATTTAAACGGTCAAGCAGTAGCTGCCGTATGCTCATGCATCCCCCGCCAAGGCATTGCGGATTGTGCGCAGCGCCTCACTAAATTTGCGTTTGATATAGTCCTCACTGGCAGCAAAGCCATCGCGGAACATGTGTTTACCTTCTGTCCCTTTGCGGGCAATTTTTAGCGCGATGGCCCAAGCCGCCTGCTGCGCTTCTTTGCCATCCAGGCCCAGTACGACTTCTGCCCATTCCACCAAAGGCTGGACTGGCGGCATGTGGCGCTTAGCCCCCATCTCAACCGCTGGGGCATAATTCAAACTGGTCCCGACAATGCCTAGAACGCCGCTTGGGATCACAACAGGGTCGAGTGCTGCGATACTCATTCCCAAAAAGCCGTTAGCACCTTTGGGAGTCCGGTCGCGCACTTCACGCTCCACCCTCATGCTGCTGGCCCAAGCTGCTTTGGTCATTTCCTGCTGCACCAGCTCTGGTGCCTGGGCAAACAAATCCACCAGTTCATCAAAGCCTTTAAGCGCCAGTTCAACGTTCATCTGGCTCTCCTACTGCCCCAACTGACCACTGCGCCAGCGGCAGTCGTGCCGGGCGTTTTCTGGCCAACATGGTCGCTATAACGCTTGCGGTATGTGGACGCTTGTTTGCGGTATTCATTGCTTTTGGTCTGGTACGCCACAGTATCCACACCCAAGCTGCTGCCGGTTTCGTTGATGTAATGCGCCGCCAATTGGTCGCAGCAAATTGCAGCGGCATAACAGGCCAAGGCTTCCATGTCGCCGTAAAACACTGTGCTGGTTTCATCATCCACCAAATGAGGCACTGAGAACTGCAGGCGTAACGTGCCTTCAAAGAAACGGTCAAACTGAATCTCGTCTCCATCCGGGGTTTTCACCTGGATAACATCTGGCGTTTCTGCGCCGTTTAGTGCTAATGCACCGTTCAGCTTGCTCATGCCTTGCTGCCATGTCGTTGGCAATGGGGCGACATAACCGCTGCAACCGACCTCTGCAGACACCAGGTGCAATGCATCCTGGCTATAGCGCTGCAACGCCTGCTCGATCGCCTGGCTGACATCCGCAGGCTGCAACACCTTCGCGTCATCCCGCATCAGGCTGGCAATCAAGTCTTTCAGGGCGCTTAAGGTCATCTGCATCTCTCACTAAGGATGCCGTCCTTGGCCGTTCGTACTCAGTTCGGCGTGGCTTACGCCACTACCGACTTCACGACACCACGGAAATCTTTCAGAACGCCGCCGTAGATATGGCGAATTTTGTAAGTGATTTCGTCGTTGGTGAATAAACTGCCCACGGTTGGGTTGTCCTGGACAAACAGCTCTGGCTCTTCATTGCCATCCAGGAAGCCAATTTCGATGGTCGGAATATCCGTTGGTGAGGCCATCGCGACCCAATCGTTCGGATCGGTCCAGTACCAAGGCACCAGAATTTTTGGTTTTTGGCTTTGAACGAAGGTTTCATCGTTGTTGGTATCGCGCACAAACAGGTCATATGCTGCTTTTTCAAGATCAGCAGGTACCAGCAGGAAGCGTGGGGGGATCCCTAATAAGTCCGAAACACCGTATTCCTGCTGCTTCATCATGGCCAGGCGAGCCGCTGACCAACTGGATTCACTCAGTGCATCCGTCAGCAGGTTGTTATGGTCGACATGGGCTAAAGCCTTGGCGTCGTAAATAGTTGGGTTCGTCCGTAAGAAATCGAGCACAAACTTACTCAAGGTTCGCTTACCGGCACGCGCCAGACGGCGAGGAATATCCATAATGACGCCGACATCGTCGTTTTTAATCAGCTCCAGGGTGACCTTTTCGGTGCCACCACGTTTGCTGACTTTGTAGTCGGCCGATTCATCAGATGGTGACGCTAACGCTGTGTAATTGCCGCTTTCAGCCACAATAGGCAGGTCGCCATAACCACCATAGCGCACACGCTCCTGATTACGAAAATCAGGCACTGGAACAACATTGGCCAGCTGACGCCACAAGTCGTATTGGTCTGGCGCGTTGTAGTTCTCAATCATCTTCTTGTGAATGGCTTCACCCAGCACTTCCGGTAAGCTGGAGCTGTTCAGCGCCTCCACCATGCGGGTTTTTGAACATTTACTTAAATCACCCGTCACATGGCGGTCGCCGGTGATATCGATGTACGCTTCACGAAAGCTGCGAACATCTTTGTTTTTAGGGTCGAAGAAGGCATCTAACAGCTCAACAGCATTCGGTGCATCGCCATAACGCGCACCACCTTCTGGCATTTTCACTTTGCCAGATTCCACAAATTTCGCTAGGTAATCGCGCTCAGCTTTAATGGCGCTATCGACCGCTGCTTCAGTAAAGTTTTCCAAGCCAGCAAATTGCTGCTGCAGCTTTTCAATTGCAGGATCCGGCAACTTGCTTGCGGCGATGGTGGCACGAGCATAGGCACGGGCTTCCACCATTTTCAGGGCAGTTGCAAGCTCGTCTTTGCTGATGCCGTCCGCTGCAGCAGGTGCACTTGCTACCGCTTCACGGTAGGCAGCCAAAACGGCATCCGGGTTGGTTTGGTCCAGGCCCACCAGCAGCCCAGGTTTTGTGGCCGCAATGGCTTCAAGCAGTTTCTGTAACATGGAGTTGTCCTCGGTAGGTTGTTTGGCCTCGACCATGCGGATCACACGACCACCGGCCCCTGGCTCAATAATCAAATCAACGGAATTCACCTGAACAATGGCGGTTGCTTCCCGCAGCTTGCCTTTGGCTTTGGCGGTGCCGTCACAGTCAATGGAAAAACCAAATAGGTCGGTCATATCGCGCTCGACCGCTTCACAAAGCTTGGTGGCGGTATCGCCTGCAGATTTCAGCACCAGCAATGTCGCCTGAATGGCGCCTTGCTTTTTGCTTCCTGCACCTTCCACAAAGCGCGGTTTGCTGAGCTGGCCAATGAGGTTAGAAAAGGATTTTCCCTGGCCCTTCAGGTGCTCGTCGTCTGATTTCACAAACACACGGGCACCTTCAAATTTGGCGGCGGCCTCACGTAGAACGGCGGGCGGGTAATTGACATTGTTCAGGCTCACGCCCGCTTCAATGACGGTAATTAAGAACTTGGTGCCGGCATCGTCAGCACCTTCGATAAAGATGCTTTGACTGTCCCAGGCTTCTGTCAGTTGGGTAACGCCTGCAGGTACAAAATCACGTACCACTTCAACCGGCTCGCCAAACGACACCACATTGTCTTCACCAATGCTGTAGCTGTAGGCCAGGTGCCTGGCTTGCTGGCGAATAACAACCCGGTCAGCAAAGATGGCCACAATGTCCATCCAGTCTCTGCCCAGGTGCTTTCCCAGAGAAACGTTGACCAGTGAAATCACATCGCCGAACTCGCCAGCTTTGGCTTCACGCATCGCCAGGTTGCCAAGAATGCCCTGCTCCGGGCGCAGCCGCACTTTCATGGTTAAGCTGCCAGAGTGCCGGTCAGCTTCTGGCCGTCAGTAGTAACGACCACAACGTGACGCCCTTCAACTCGGTAGCTCAATACTTCGTCTTCATTCACGTCAACGCTTGCGGTTTCCGTTTTGATAACGCCTTTATCATCCAGCACCGGTTTCTTTTTGCTGTCCAATACAGGACGAATAACCGAGCGTTTGACCGCTTTTGCGACGTCAGCTTTGGTAGGTAAGGATTGTTGGTTGGTTTCTGCCATTGCAGCTCTCCAGGTCATGGGTTAAGCGAACAATGGCAGTGTGGAACAGCGGGTTTTTAGTTGAAATTAAAGTGTTTTATAAAATCAGTGCTCGATAAGGTCTTCCCAGGGAATGACGGGAATGGTACGAGGCAATCCTGGGTGTTCTTGTAAAAACCTTGCAAAATAATCACCTTCTTTCGGTAAGATAATCATAGGGACATCTTCTAAAGCAAATATGAAGTCTCGTTCAGAGCGCCACTCTCTTTCACAATAGATTGTTTCAAACTCTTGATTACTAAACCCTTTAAAATAGAGCATTAAACTCGACAATTGCTCTTGAAGTGCATCCAAATGACTCCCGATCACTTCTATGTCGGATGGAAACTTTCTCCCAATAAAATCTTCAGGCATTCCTTCAAATGGGTCTTTCTGTTCTATGTATCCATTATTTAACGATGCTTGAAACGTAGTCACTTCTCTCATTGCGTTAGTTATGCACTCTGCAATAGGTGAACTCGGAAGTGTATAAAGTACAGGATTAAATCTATGCTTTACCAAAACCTCTCTGTGAAAGCCAATTGCAAATTGTCCATATCTTTCAGCATGATAGGTCAGGTGTTGAATTGGAATGTCGGCAACACAAACTGCCGACTTCAACTCGAATGGATATTCTTTAGCATCCACTCGCATTGAGTCCGCTAGTAGTGAGCCCATCTTTCGTGAAAACACCCGTTGATGTGCATCAGCCAATGTTTCCACATTTGTTATGAAGCGCTCTTTCACACTTCCCATTTTTAGGCGCTGTGAGGTCACAATAGCAGAAAGAGCTTTATAGGCTATTTCTGGATCTCTTAACTCTTCAGATTGAAAACCATTTTCCAGCCTCTTGGGACCACCAGTAAAATGCCACAATATTTTAGAAACAGTACCTGGTGTTGTTGAACTCACACAGCCTCCTTAATTAATCCCATTCATCCATATAAGGCACCATCATACAGCCACACTTAATCACTTCGCTGGCCGGTGCCTTTGGGTCGTGCGGGTGCATCATCGGTACGGTTCCAATCATAAAGGGCTTATCGACAGGTTGCACCTGGTTATTGGCAGCAGCATGGGACAGCCTGGGCATCCGACGGTTGGATTTACGCCACTGCTTTTTAAGCTCCGGCACATAGTTGCTGGCCTGTTCCATTCGTGCCTGGCTGGATACACCATACAGCCGCCCCAGTTCGGTTTGCACAATTTGCTGTGCACGAAAGTCGGCATTGTCTGTCAGGCGCTTGGTGACTTCGCTTCTAAGCTTGCGTAAATCTATGGCTCCCATTACCGCCAAGCCGAGCTGCTGGCCAATAGCTTTGGCAGCATCACTGGCTACGTCTTTAATTTTGTCGACCATAAAGGTGCGAATGGCTTCGAGCTGTCGAACGTTAAGCACGGGGGCGACTCCCGCGAACTCAATGCTGGCTGCTTGCAGCGGTTTATCAATCAGCTCGATTCCGGCTTGCCAGGTGCGGTTAGCTGAGTCGGTCACCAATACTTCAGAGCGAACGCCCATTTCCCGCATCACCCGCTCAATTTCAGATTTCAGCTTACGCTGTTGCCAAATTTGCCATTCAGTGGGGTTGCCAGATAACTGCAGCAGCACT